GCGCAAGCAGGTGGTAGGTACAAATCCATATCAGACTCTACAAGAGTATGGTAGTGGCGTTCATCAAGCCAAGTACCAACCAAGTCTGGTCGTGGAGTAACCTCAGGTGCTTCAAGCACAACTACCTTCACATTTCTTCCAGCATCAACACTCATTTTCATTCTCCTTAAAACTTAAATCCGCTAAAATCTTCGGCTTGCATTCTAGAACCAAAACCACTCTTATCAAATACAGGTTTATCGTCTTTCATATGTCCAGAGTCAGCCAAACCTTCTTGGGCAGATGCTTCAACATCATATAATTTCATTTTACTTCTATCAATACCAACCACAAATCGCTTATAATAATTTGGGTCATTATATCGGTTCTTCAACTGTTTAACAATAATCTGATTCAAGTTTTCAAGTTCTTCGCTTGACACTAAAGCAAACATAAAGTCAGCAGTGGCAGGTAAACCAAACGACTCTGAAGTATCTTCAAGTCCTGGGTCTGAGTTAGCAAAACCAGAACGAGTAGTTTGTGTGGCTGATACAATCGGTACATTATACTCAACAGCCAAACCACGAAGTTCTTCAGCGATCGCTTTTACAAACGTATATGAATTAACATTCGCACCAGCTTTCATCCTCTGAGAGGAACAAATATTTAGATAGTCTATAAAGACGATATCTGGAACAAACTCACGTTTCAGTTTAAGTTCTTCTAACAAAGCACGGAAGTGACCAGCGTGAGCCGATGCAGTTGGATATTCTTTTACAATAAGTTTACCCTGTGTTTTCTTTTTCAGTTTGTCGATACGTCCTTCAAAGATATCCTTGTCGATAACTTTAAGTTCGTCCATTGTAAGGTTCAACAAGTTCGCATCAATACGTTCAGCGATACGTTCTTCAGCCATTTCCATAGTAATGTAAAGAACATTATTACCTTGCTGAAGACAAGCTGCACCAACGTGACACATAAACAATGACTTACCAACGCCAGTACCAGCCAAAGCAATGTTAAGAGTTTTACGACTCAATCCACCTTTGGTAATCTTGTTAAACATTTCCAAGTCGAAAGGAATCTTCTCCTCGACACGATGGTAGAACTCATATCGGTTCTCGAAGTCTTCAAGGTAGTCGTGACCGATATGACTATCAAAAGACACGGCAAGAGCATCAGATAACAAAGAAGGAATAGCATCTTGATTATGTAGAGGGTCTTTACCCTCAAAGATTTTAATTGAACCCATGATCGCCAGATAAACTGCACGATCCTTACAAAACTTTTCAGTGGACTCCATCAACCAGTCTTCATTAACTTCAGACTTGGTTAGAGTTTTAATATAGTCACCACATTCGCCAACTTCTTTATCTGTGACTCCGCTTGCGTTTGATACTTCAATCGCAAGAATCTCTGGTGTTAGTGGTTTGTTATATTTGTTGAAGAAGTCAATAATCTCTTTAACGATAATTGACTCTTTACGGTCGCCAAAATACTCACGCTTTAGGAATGGAATTACTTTACGACAATAGTGCTCATCATGAATCAAATTGCTCAGAATTTGTTGTTCGATTCTCATCAGTTCCGCCAGTATATACTATGTTATTCTTTAATAGGTTTTCTTCAAGTAGGTCAATCAGAATATCACCAATGTGGTTTCTGAATTTACTTGGGTCGAGAACCCCAACTGGGTTCTCTTGAATATCATATTCAAATTGAACCCTAAGTTGGTCATCCTCTTCCAAGAGCCGAACTCTACCATAAGTATAAATTATACCCGAATACTCGCTGGAAGTCAACTTAATAAGTTGGTTTCCATTGTAATCCTCGTCTAAGAGTTCGTATGGCTTAATCATTCTTCGTGATCCATCTCTGCAAGTTCTTTGTCGATGTCTTCATCTTTAATCATGTCGACTTGACCGACTGAATACTTGTTCTTGACGAAGTCATAGAAAGTCTTTTGTTGCAGGATTGGTAACCAGAAGTCTTTAGTTTCAGTTTCTTTCAAACGATACTTCTTATCTTCGATTACACCGTCAGCATCTACCTTACTATACCAACCATTGGAAGGTTTGACAACGTGCCCTGACTCGAGTGCGATATCCAACAAGCCAGACCACTTGCTAATACCACCATCAAAAGATACAGAAACAGGGATCTTAGATTTTTCTTTAACATAACGAGATTTTTCCACATTGATAATGAAGTTGTAACCTACAACCTCAGTGCCTTCTTTCTCTTGTTGACGACCCAAGATAAAGATATTATCGGCAGAGTAGTATGAACCAGTGCCACCGCCAACGATGTCTTTAGGGAACATACCAATTTCTTTGTAAGTATGATTAACAACTACACAAGGAATGTCTTTCAAAGTCAAGTGAGGTGTTACCATACGGAACAATGACTTCATCTGTTTAGCACGGGACATATCCGCAACTGACTTACCATCAAGGGCATCTTCAACTTCTTTCTTAGAAGCCAAGTTACCGATAGAGTCGATGACTATAATAACTCGCTCACCACGCTCGATATTATTCAACTGTTGCATAATATCAAACTTCAATTGCTCTACGTCAGTAATTGGAGTATGTAATACACGGTCAGTGTCAATACCGAAGGCATCAAAGTAAGACTGAGGAGTACCAAACTCTGAATCGTAGAATAACACAACACCGTCTTCATATTTGTCTAAGTATGCTTTAGCCATTAACAAGCTGAAAGCTGTTTTAAAGTGCTTACTTGGACCAGCCCACATAGTAAGTCCAGGAGTCAAACCACCATCAAAGCGACCAGACAACGCAACGTTGATAACTGGGATTGAAGTAGGAATCATATCCTTCTTGTTAAAGAACTTTGAACCTGCAAGAATAGCAGTATCCTTAATTGTGGAGTTCTTCTTTAGTTTTTCTAAAATGCTCATTTCACTTCTCCTAAAAATTCTAGCAATTGGGTTTCGTTCATAACACCGACATGACGTTTAACTTCAGTACCATCACGTTCAATTAATACCATAGTTGGTACTGAACGGATTTTGTATTCTGTTGCCATCATCAAGTTGTTGTCAATATCAACGTCTTCAATTTCGGTCTTAATCTTATCACCAGCACGTTTAATAATTTGTGATTGCATTTTGCAAGGCTGGCACCACTCTGCATAAAATTTTAATAGTTTCATAGTTTCTCCTGTATCTTTATCCGAAGAAGTCTTCAAGTGAGGATACTTCCTCCGCTTGCCAGTTCAACGGTTCAATAATTGTTTTTAATGGTTCTACAAATGTCTTGTCAAATTGTGTGTCGTAATCAATGAAGGGTTCTAGTTTGAACTCTTTAGGAAGTTCAGATATGAACGCAATGACATTTTCGTGGAAAGGGTTTGGTGTTCTTAGATAAACGAATTTAATCTTGTCACCCTCACGGATTAATGGATATTTCTTGTCAATGCCAAGTTTCTTCACATAATGATTATATAGGAGTGCTGCGCGAACAGCAATCGGAGTTTTAGGTGCATAGATCGGAGAACCAGCATACTGCTTCAATCCAGACACCCCACGTGGAAACGCAATGGCTTCTACAGGGAACTTTTCAAACTCACTCTTGTAACCTGCGATGTATTTCTGTACAGTCTTTTCATTACCATTCAAAATGATATTAACGGAGTTCTTTAACTCTTCACGAATAACGGATGGAGTAGAAGAACGTACCATAGCTAGACCAAGAACCTTTAGTTTTGGTTTTGCAAACTGAACACCCTCAGAGTTATGAACGCTAAGAACATAGTTCTTCTTGGCAATCCAAATACCTTTCTCAGCAAGAACCTCACGCTTCATCTGCATCTTTTGCGAATAAGCATTCATGTACTCTGCAAGTTTCTGATAAGTGTTATCAATGAACGGTTGGAAGATCTCTTCACAAACCTTATCCATGTATTTAATCTTACCATCAACATCTTTCTCGCTAGCAAAGTGTTCAACCAAGTCTTCCATTGTCAGATAGATTGAGTCAGTATCAATCGCAATAACATAATCTTTATTATCAGACTTTAGGATCTTGTTCATGTAACGATTAAACTCGTTAGCCATCCACTGAATGGAAAGCTGACCAGAAGTTGTAATACCCTCAGCCATACGAATATCAAAGTAACGGAAGTATTGGTTACCCATGGCACCATAAGCTGAGTTCAACGCAATCTTCATAGCCATCTGAAGGTTATTCAGTCGGCTAATTTCTTTACGAAGATCGTTGTTAGTCTTATCGTGTTCGTATTGCTGTTGAACCTTCAACATCTGCTTCTTGAACTTGGAACGGTTGGCGTACATCGTTTCCATCAACTCAGGCATAAACCCTTTGATGTCTTTACGATAACACCAACCGTTAGCAGCCATAGCCAAGTCACGTTTGTGTGCGTATGATGTGTCAACTTCCTTGTTCAGTAGCTTTTCAACTGTACAAGAAATCTTTTCGTGTGTCAAAGTCTCGGGCGAAATGTTATACTGCATAATCAAGTGAGGATACAGAGAGTTCAAGTCAAAAGACGCAACCCACTTATGCTGACCAATAATAGGATCTTTAACATAAGCACCCTCAAACTGTTCAGTTTTACCACCGTTGTTAACCTTCATCGGAATAACAATACCCTTCTTACGAAGGTGGTTGTAGATGATAGCATCCCACATACGAACCTGTGAATAAACATCTTCATAATTAATTTTAGCTTGATAAGCCATAGTAAGATGTAGTTCAAGCAGACGCATCTTATCTTCAAGACGGTCAACAAGTTCAACGTCATGAATGTTATAATCTACGAAGTCTTGCCAGTAGTCAGTATAGAAGTCACGGAAAGTATCGCCAGGATTCTCTTTCTTTTTGTCACCTAGTTCCTGCTCTGCAATGTAATCCAGTTTGTAGGACTCTTGTTTGGAGTAAGTATATTTCTTGTACAACTCGAGATAATCAAGCTGAGCGATGCCAGCAATATCAAAGTGAAGCTCTTCATTACCTTTAATAAATGTGTTGCGTTCAGTCAACATACCCCATGGTGACATTTTCTTGGCAAGTGATTCGCCAAGTTCACGTTCAAGACGTTTGATCAAATAAGGGATATCGAAGAAGTCAGTGTTCCAACCAGTGATGACGTCAGGATAGTTAGACTGCCACCAAATAATAAAATCCTTGAGCATATGTTGCTCGTTAGTATAGGATTGGAATGTAACGTCAGAACGATTGTTAGTGTAACTATCTCCAGTTGGAGAATAACCAAACGTGACAACCTTTTTAGTTGTAAGGTCTTTGATAGTGATCAATAGAATTTCTTCACTGGCTGAACGGATATCAGGGAAACCACCTTCAGTTGCAGTTTCAATGTCGATGGTAAATACTTTAATCTGTTCCATATCCCAGTTGATATCATAATCATAGGTATCGCTAAGATATTGAAGACCATAGTTTGTCTGACCAAAAACACTGAATCCCTGAACGCCATCATAACGTTTCAGGAAGTCACGTGTTTCACGGATGGTGCCAGGTTGAACTTCGTCAACATAAACACCATCGAGAGTTTGCCATTTACTTTTACCCTTCGCATTCACGAACAGGGTTGGCATAAAATCAATGCGTCGTTGATAAGGTCGTCCGTGTTCATATCCACGAACCAAAACCTTATCACCAGCGACTTGTACGTTTGTATAAAATTCCATTAACTCGACTTTCCATACATTAATTGCATAATATCTAGAGCGCAATCATGAACAGGGTGATGCTTAATAACAGCTGCACGTTGGAAGTTAGGGTGTTCAACCTCAACGTAACCATTGGATGTACCATACATAATATCAATTGCTGTTCTTACGTCTCTCCACATATTATAACCTGTTAATGGTTGGGAGTCAACTTTTCTTGCTAGGTTATCAATAACCATCTGGTCGAGAGAACCTCGTGCCCACATAGTTTGTTTCTGTGCATCTGGAAACTTATTCATATAGTTATGCATGATTGTAAACGCTTCAGCGATAGTTACATCGTCTGAACTGGGATCCATGGCACAACCACGAACATATTCATGTTGGTTCTTCCACCATTCCAAAGTACCAAGGTCAACTTGACGTTTCATATCAATTTGTTCTTTGGCTTTGAACTTAACAAAGCATGCCTTATCCAGCAAGTCTTGATAAGATTCTCCACCTTCAAAATGAATTAACCCTGCCGATAAAACGACAGAGTTAGAATCAACGCCAAGGGTTTCAACGTCGAACATAAACATTATAGAACCCTCTTTTCTCCGTCCTTCGTAAAGAACGCTTTCATCTTTTGTTGCTTAGTCCAGCCACGTGTATAGTCGTTATCAATATCACAAAGCTCAAGTGCTTCTTCTTCAGTCATTACACGGTGAGAAGAAATAACTTCAGGAAGTGATAGTTGTGAAAACTCTTTTGCTTCTTCGCATGTAACTGTATCCAAAGCATACTCTGGGTGATCAGCTGGTGCTTCAACCATATAACGCATACGGAAAGTTTGAAGTGCTTCAACCATAACCCAAACTTTTTTAGGTTCTACTTTCTTAAGCATCCAAGAACCGTCACCTTGGTCAATCCACTCAACTTCATCACCGATAGCAAAACCAGATTCTTCTAGAATCTCGTCACTCAACTGAATAAAATATTCACCATCAGGTGCTTGTTCAACTTCAAGTGTCCACGACTTACTCATAATACAACTCCATAAAATTAGTAGTGTCTTCGTTCATACATTCCATTTTAACTGGCTCACCTTCAATAGACTTATAAAATGATTCCAGTACACCAGCCATATAAACTGACAAACCATAACTTGCTTTATGGCAACGATACACGCTACCACTCGAACCATGGAACAAATAACATTGTCCATCTTCTTCAATCTTAACTACACCACTGTTAAGTTTCCAACTATCTCCAGTAGTATAGCTACCATACCAACCAGCGAATACTTTGTACACAGTTGTACCTTGTTCGCTGATAAACTTTAACATGACCCAACGGTCAGGAGTATATTCACGCATCATCATCCTCGCTTTTCATCTTTGCCCACTTAGCTTGATACTCTGCTTCGTGTCTATCACAAAGAGTGCGTATCCAACCACCATCACGACGCTTACCTTTATCACCGCAAGTCTCACAAGTATGACCTGCCCATGTTTCAGCCATTGTTACCATACCATCAATGTGATTATCTCCACCATGATAGTAGAAACGGAGTCCACCAAACTTCTCTTTGATTTGGTCAACACCAATCCAATGAACCTTCTCAGTGATTTTGCGTTGGTCGTTTTCCATAATCTCGTCAACACGTTCTTCATCCCACATGCTTGGTGCACGACCTTTGCAGATAAACTTCAGAAGTGCGTCACGACCCTTAACCTTAGCACGTGCAAGACGTAGATCGTAGGCACGCATATTGCGACGCCACTTAGTATAGTGATCAATCTGACCAACAAGTGCTTCAATGATAGGATACCATCCTTCACCGATTGCGAATCCACCATAACGAGTACCCTCGCCAAAATAACGAGGAAACTTCTCTGCCATCTTAGCGTGGAAGTTATCATGCGCTTCAAGTTCGTTCATGCTGTCACCCAATAATCATTTTCTTTATACTCGATGGACTCAGAGCCATCGTACTCATTAATCTTAAATTGTGTTCCCACTGGAATCCATTCAATTCTAAGATCGTCTACACCACCACAATAAACTTCGTTTGGACCATATTGTTTCTCGCAATATGATTCAACAAGTTCAACTAACTGTTCGTCAGTAATCTTTTCGTTATCTCTATCTTCAACAAGTGCGACGACTTGGCTATCAAAGATTAACTCTTGACCACGACCAAGACTCCATGTTGACCACCCAGCACCATATCCTGGAGAATACAACACCGCAACTTTACCATCACGAATTACTTTATCCATTCTTGTCTTTCAACTTTTAAAAACTTATGAACCAGTTTATCCTTAATCATATCTGGGATAGTTAGATATGGATATTCCAAAGTAAATGGACAACCTGTATTACCCCAAGAATATGTTTTAAGAAAGTGCCTGTACATCTCAACGTCTTTCTTATTATTAATATTAAAGAATCTTTTAGGTTTTATAATCGTATCAAGAACCATTATTTAATATCTCCAAGTGTATCAGCAACATCTTTATCATCACGAACCTCAACAAAGATAGGAAGGAATAAACTTTCTTCACCAGCTTTGTTTTTACTACGCATATTATATTTTACTGCAACAATTTTACCAATGAGGCTATCACGAATACTCCAAAGGTTATCTCGATGAGCGTCATTAAAACCAGAACCAACATTGACGGTAAGAAACTTCCCGTCTTCGGGTCGGCTACGACATACCACAGCACCGAGTTTTCCAGCATATTTACCAGTGCCCTCTTCCACTGCGATAATTTCGAGGTCGCATTCCAACTCACCTTTGAATTTGATTTGGTGTTTCGCACGTTTGTTCTCCCAGATACCAGCCTTATCTTTTAGGATGATACCTTCTTGACCATCGGCAAGCAAACCTTCAAACAGAGTCTTGGCTTCTTCGTATGTATCAACTTCCCATGAATCAACTAGACCCACCTTAGTTGGTTGATGTTTATCAACCAAAGTGCAGAGAGAATCCCAACGCTTGCCATAATTAACTGGGCATTCGCCATCTACGAAATACAAATAAGGAATTACATCCCAAACAGTAGCACAAACCTTTTCAGCTTCAGCTTGAGAGATTGTACCCTTGTTTGCTTTATTCAAAATACCATTACCAGTTTGACGGTCAAGGATTTTATCATCTTGCTTAACAAGAAGCTCACCATCAAATACACAATCAACGTCGCCAGCCAACTTAATAAAGTCAGCGTCAAGGTTTCCTAGCAGTTGGATTTCTTTGCCATTGCGTGAGCGATACTCCACTTTGCCACCCTGAACGATTGCGTTGAAACGCATTCCATCCATTTTGGTTTGTACTAGTGCTGGGAACTTTACCTTGTCCACTAGCTTTTGCTCGAACTGGCTGCACAACATTACTGGATAGTCTTTCAGCAAGCCAGTCCAGACTGCGTTTGCGGTCGAGAGTGCTACCCCACATTTTAAATCCTTTTCAATAATACGCTCAATGACTTTGGCGTCATCTGGTTGGAGACCAGACAAGATCGCACGCAAGTGAGCGATAGCAGCATTACCTGTTACTTCACGTGAAGAAAGATAATACAAATTAGTAATAGCCATCTCCAGAGAAGTCTGATGCTCGGAATCTTCTCCAACAAAAGTGTACTCTGGGATTTTACGAATATAGAACTGAGTGAATGGATCAAGTGCTAGACGAACAACTTCACGAAGAAGTTCGTTGTTACGATTAGCTTCAAGTTGCTCA